TTTATTACCTGCACGACAAATACCCCTCATCTCATCTTCAAATGCAGCAAGAGCTATATGCTCATGTGCACTACCATATTCGGTCATCTCATTCCCCTGGAAAGATTCAGCACGACCAGTTTTTTCCCTCCATAACTTTTGTCTCTCGTAGACTGCCGACCAAGCCTGGCTAGCAGTCACGATTGAGTTACGAAGTTTCTTATTACTTAGATGCGAAGTCATCAGTTTTCTCTCTGATCTGTTCACGAGCTAACGGAGTTAACTTCATCCAGTATTCTTTTTTCAATACCTCAGAAAGTTTTTTCATCTCTGTTATGTGATGTTGTATTGCTTCTTCTGATAATGGCTTAGGCTCTTCTTTTTCATTTACTCCAACCTCACCGAGATATAAAGATAAACCAATGCCACTAATGACCGCAATATTTTTTGCCAGGCAGCGTTGATAAGCTGTGTTGACCTGGAAGGCATCTGGATTTGCAATAGCCTTGTTACTGTAATTGATAACAGGCATGATCATTGATTGGACCTTACCTAATGCACTAACAGTTGTAGATACCATTACAGTTTCATTGTTCAACACCCTGGCTTCATCATATGTATATGTTGCAGCAGGGTCAGCCTTAGCTAACAAATCCCAGGCACCTGCCCAGGATATATAGTCTAGCTTACCTTTTTTTTCTACAAGACCTAACTTGTATACATCTATTTTTCTTAACTCTTCAAACTTACTCATAATTATCTCCTGTATTTATTCTTCAGTCACATCTGTTGCTTCTACAGTTGACTCCTCTTCTATATGGTCTTTAAATTGCTTGATAAAATCTTCTTTTGCGTATTTAATTGCCTGACTAGAATTATTAGCTTCAACTGTAAATGATTCATATATTTCGCCAACCAAGGTAACATTAAAAGTTCTCATTGTTATCCTCCTGCTGTTGTTGTTCTTGTTCTTGCATTCTGGCTAGACCTGCATCGTTATCTGCTTGCAGTTCTGCTGTCCAGTTTTCAATAAATTGTGCAAATTCTTTTGTTGTCATTTTCTCTTTCATAATTATCTCCTAGTTATAGTTTTTTACAGCTTCGTCTTTTAAGAACTCGATGGTTTGATCATCAAGTCTTGATAATACATCATCACCATTATTGAATGGTGTAATGTCTCTAACATCGTCAATCTCTACAGCTTCTAAATTAACGATAAGTTCAGCAGGATAGCCTGGAGCTCTGTCTTCGATAATATTAGCAAATACTAATAAACCTAAGTCAAAGTCTCTGTATTTATCTTCTACTGTTATTTCTGAATTGAATGTTACTTGTGTCATTTTTCTTCTCCATTTAATTAATTGACAATATAACTATATCATAAATAAAACTTTTGTGTAAACTATTTTTATATAGAAATATATTTGACAATAATATTAAATACGATAGAATCTTACGAAAGTTACAATTTTTTTTAATTATTTGGAGCAAACATGAAAGTAACAGAAGTGCTGGATAAGTTTGACGGCAATATAAGTGCAATGGCACGAGCACTAGAGGTTAGCCGACAAACAGTATATAACTGGGTAGACAATGACGATACCCTACCAAAACTAAGGCAGATTCAGGTTGAGCACTATTTTCAAAATAAATAGATTAAGTCACGAGGTTATAGACTTCGATGGGTTTGTGCTGCGTAGATTTTATAGCTACCAAGGTGCAAAAGATTTTATCTATAATAAGCCTGGATGTAAGATTAATAAGATCAAATTTGATCTAACTAAAATGGAGGAGTGTTTATTTTGAACTACTATTATCATCATATCGGTGACTTTAAAAAAGACACAAACTATCTAACTCATCAGCAGCGTAGTATATATCTAGAAATGCTATGGATGTATTACGATCAAGAGCATGGGTTAGAAAAAGATATACAAGTATTAGCAATGAAGGTCCAATCAGATATGGATACAGTAAAATTATTACTGAGTTTATATTTTGATGAGGAAGAAGAATACTATACACACAAGCGTATAGAGGAAGAGTTACAAAGGACATACGCAAAGTCTGAAGCTGCTCGTAACAGTGCAAAAGCCAGATGGAATAAGGGTTCTATGCAAACGCAAAGCAAACGCAAAGCGAACGATATGCTACCCAATACCCAAGACCCAATACCCAAAACCCAGGTTAGTAAGCAGAAAAAAGATTATTTGACAGACAAAAACTTTAATATATTTTGGGATGCTTATAATTATAAAGTTGGTATTGTAAAAGCGTATGAGTCCTGGACAAAAAATAAATGTGCAAAGGATTTAGATAAAATTTTAGGTCACATTAAATATTACAATGAATCTAAAGATGTGAAAGATGGTTATAAAAAACATCCAAGCACATATTTAAATCAACAATTGTATTTGGACCCTATAACAAAACCTAATGTAAGGTATGACTGGGAGGGTGCTAAATGATAGATCAAACAGCAGGTGCAATAATAAATCAACTTACTATAACTAAAGAGCAGGTTCATGGTTATGAAAGCGAATATGTTGAAGATTTTTTAATTAAAGATACAAGCAGTTTTGCAGATGCAGTTGTAGATTATTATTACAAAGAATTATCTTCTGGTAAAAGTTTAGGTCTATCATCATTAGATGAGGGATTTGTTATGAGAAGAGCCGAGCTTACTTTAGTCACTGGAATTTCATCTCATGGTAAAACCCAGATATTAATGCAATGGGTCCATAAGTTAACTAAAGAATCTAAAGGTTTAATTATGTCTATGGAGATGAGACCAGAAATAACTCTTGCAAGGCTTTGTAAAATTGCTCTTGGAAGAAACTCAACAGGCTCACCTCCAACAGAAAAATTTATTAGAGAATATTGTAAGGAAAAAAATGAAAAGATTTACATTTACGATCAGCAACAAGAAACAACCTCGGCAGATATTTTTGCTAGTATCATTTACGCCAAAGAAGTGCTGGATTGTGAATTTGTGGTCGTGGATTCATTAATGACTGTAGCAGACATTGGTGGCGATGGGGATATGGGGTATAACGAACAGAAAAAATTTATAAATAAATTATCTGTTTTATGTAAGGCATTAGATATACATATATTCCTGGTGGCTCACTTAAGAAAAGTTACTGATGAATTATCGGCACCAGATGCCCAGGCAATTTATGGATCATCTAATATTAGAAATTTAACAGATAATATTTTGATGGTTTACAGGAATAAATTAAAAGAAAAATGGGCTATGGAAGAATCTAAAACTCCAGAAGAGTTAAGAGTTATTCCAGACTGCCTAGTCTATATTCAAAAACAAAGAAATTTTCCATATGAAGGAAAGTTTGGTTTTTACTTTAACAAAAATAGTTTGACTTACCAGGAGAGCCCAGTATGAGTGTAAATGACTTTATAAAAATGATAAAAAAATCTTTTGCAGATGCGGTATACAAAGCTACATCTAAAGATGGTATAGTATTTAAATCGAAAGGATGGGATGATGAGATTCAGACTGACAAAAAATAATCTTGGTAGTCTCGTTCAGAAACTAAAAGACTTGGATTACTCGAAGATGTGGAAGATCGAGATTAAAGAGGGTAAGTATAATCGGTCAGTAGATCAGAATAAATACTTATGGGCTATATACAGAATACTTGGTGAACACCTTGGTTATGAGAACCCTGAGGAATTGCATGAGCTTTTATCATACAGATTCTTGCGTGAAGAAAAAGAAGTGCGAGGTGAGAAAATTATTGTAATTGCCAGGACCTCAACACTAAATACTGAAGAGTTCAATGATTACATCAAGCAGGTAAAATTTTTTGCAGCCGAGTATGGTTGTAGACTGCCAAGCCCAGAAGATGTATAGATCAAAAAAACTTTTAGTATTGTTAAGAGAGCTGCCATGTATGCACTGCGGAACTATGGACGGAACTATTTGTGCAGCTCATCGTAACCAAGGTAAGGGAATGGGTATGAAGAATAGTGATGCCCTGGTTGCAGCACTATGTCATGTTTGTCACTACGAACTAGATAATGGTAAGACTTTGTCTAAAGAGGAACGAAGAGAACTTTGGGACCAGGCTTACATAAACACCATGCAGCATCTTATAGAGACTGGGAGGTTAAAATGCTAGAATATTGTTTAGTAGTTTACTTAACAATGGAAGAACCTAAATACATAGGTCACTTCGAGAATTGTGCATTAGCAAACAATTATGTCCAAGAGTATTATTCTGATGCTCCATACACAATATGTCTTCATGAAGACTATATTAATTTACCAACACACTTAGTAAAAAGAGAAATACATGAAGCAGACTTTTAGAGATACAAAAGAGTTTCAGCATTTTTTAGATTACGGAAAAAAAATTGAAATAGCATTTGCAAATCAATGTTTGTCAGATGCAGTATTTTCTACCAGATACCAAGATCAAATGGAGCACTGGGATGTTAAGGGAATATGTTCCCTGATTAGCAATAAAGAATTAAAGTTTGATGTTAAAAGTCAAAAGAAAAATAATAGAAGTGACAAAAACTTTTCATCTGAATTAACTTGGATTGAAGGTAAAAATGTTGACGGATATGATGGATGGATAAAAGGCAAAGCTGATTATATTGCTTTTGAAAGAGAACGAATGTGGTTTATTGTAAACAGGGAAGAGTTGTATAAATTGACTGTAAAAAAATTAACAGAAAATGGTAATAAAAAAGGCAAAGGAAAATATTTAATATACACTAGAGATAATGCTAAAGATGTTATTACACAAATGCCTTTTTCAGATATGAAACAAATTGAACATTATGAGATACTAAAATGATTCATGTAGGAAAGTTAGAATTAGATGTTGATGAAATATTATTTAATGTAGTTAAACTTGGTGACTGGTGGATTAGAAGATCGGATGCACCATTTTTTACATTAGGTCGCAATGCTTACATGGATGGAAAAACTGAAGCATATTTCCATACTGCTAAGATATTAAATCCTAAGCTAATGAGACACTTTCCTGATCTATATGCTGATTTGTTATTATACTTAACAGATCACATCGGTGAAGAGGTGCATTTAAATCATGACTTTGCATATCCATCATTTCATATATTTGAATCTGATCCTGCATTTTTAGATTATCCATCAAACTGGCACAAAGATTTTCCACACGAAACTTTAGGATTAAAAAATGATACTGCTTATAGTTTTACTGTTGTTATAGAAATACCAAGCTCAGGTGCTGGGCTAGAATACAGAGAAGGTGAAGAAAAATATCTTAAGTATAATGTTGGAGATATAATAATTCACAAGGGTGACTTTTTGCATAACATTGCAAGGTTAAAAGAATATGTTCCTGGTGAACACAGGATAACTTTACAAGGTCATGTGATTAAATACGATGGTCGTTTAATAATGTATTGGTAAGGAGTTAATATGTCAAAAGGAAGTTCGCCACGCCCAATACCGAACCCTAAACAGTTCGAGGATAATTGGGATAAAATTTTTGGAAAGAAGGAAAAGAATGGCAGGGATGTCACCGACTCAGCTAAGCCTGAGAAAACTAAAAAGTGAAGGATATGAAACTGTCCAGGTGGTTGAGGTCTGGATACCTTTTAGTCGCACTCGCAGGGATTTGTTTGGAGCATGGGATATATTGGCAGTTAAAGATGGAGAAACCGTTGCCATACAGGTTACTTCCAAATCGAATATGTCAGCTCGAATCAAAAAAATATCCGAGAACGATCATGTTAATAATTTAAGGGAAGCCAACTGGACCTTATTAGTTCATGGTTGGTTTAAAAATAAATCTAATCGCTGGGAGGTAAAAGAAGTCAATGTTAGCTAATAAAGAGGGAGTTGATTAATGGAAAGAGAAATGCTGATGGAATACATGGATGCCTGGGCTCGTAGTATGAGACAGGAAGATTCTGGATTAGGTTATCCTAAGAAAAGTATCATGATGTCTTCTGGAGGTAATTACACTTCATTCGAGGACATGATCGAAGAGTCAGATAGTAAGGTTATAGAAACTATTGATGCTGTCATCAGTTCCCTGGATCAGGACCAGAGAGATGCTGTATGGGCTAGGTGGTTAAATACAAAAAAGCCCATGTATTATGAGCTTAAGTTGTCACACGCTATAGATAATCTGTTGACTATCGTTGGCAGGAGGTTGGGAATCTAATCCCAAACTCCGTAGTTGCCTGCATAGTAACTATTTTTTTTAACACCATCGAACCAGGCATAGTTCGTAGCACCCTTTTTATCCATGACATTTCTATTCATGTATTCAAGTGCTGCACCTAAATCTTTAGCCTGGATTTCATATTTCTCTTCACCAACTTCAAAATAAAATTTCATTCTCCATATCCTCCAAATCTTTTACCCCAGTTATTTAATGGTTGCTCCCAGATGTATAATTCAAATCTGGGGTCCTTTTCTTGTTCACGCTTCACATACTCTTTAGCATTTGCTTCTGTTACCCAAAGGCTATCGAGATAGTGTTCGTCTGTATATACTGCCCATACTGTTTTATCTTTCATTATTTTTCTCCTTCTAATTCTGATCTAAGTTGTTCTGCAAAAAGTTTTACTTTGTTATCATCTTCTTTAAACATTTTAGCTCTGTCTCGGTTTTCTTTGATTTCAGATAACCAGAGATCAACCTGAGTTGCTGCTTCTGCATCCAGATACCATGCATATCTATTGCCACCATCAAAGCATAAACCTCGACCTCGGATACTTTCACCGCAGCCATCAGTGCCTAAAAGAGTTGTGATGTAATATTGACCGCCAGTAAACTGACCATATTTAACCTGGCTGCCAAATGAGCCAGGATACTTTTTATCTAATTCTTTATATTTATCAACAGATTTTGCATCGTAAAAAGATACAACTAATCCGCCCATATAATTTTTATCTTCAGTAACAACTGCATTGAAAACTCTGCCTTTGTCGTTTGTAAACTGTTTTACTAATTCCATTATTTTTCTCCTTTTACATAAGTTGACAACATTCGGTCAGCCATAATTTGAAGTCTTTGCTGTTCAGTAAACTTCGAGCATATATTATGATTAAAATCTTCAGGTTTATAAGTATTTATAATTTTTTCAAGGTCTGACGATCTTAAAACATAATATCTAAGATCATTTTTTTCGTCTTTTAAGGCTTGTATTAGTGCTTTTTCCATTTTAAATCTCCATAAAATTAAGTTAGTAATGAAATTTTATCAAAACCACAGTATATGTCAACATAATTGACACTATTTATGTTATTTATTTATACCACTATATCTAGTATGTTTATATTGATTTAACACACTAGATGTAGTATAATTACGGGGTAGGGGAAAGTGCGTTCAAAAATCCTCCATTTTTCTCTCCAGACCCTTGACCCTACAACCCACTTCGGTGGGATTTTTTTTATATAAAGGATTAATCATGGCTTGTGGTAAAAAACACAAAGGTAAAAAAGGTTACGGCAAAAAAGGTAAATAATTATGGATATGGCAAATATGACACCAGAGCAAAGAGAAGCATTTCTCATGAGCTTGATAG